ATGGTACACATTGATCAGGGAATAGCCCTGCCAACCAATCGATCCAAATATCCTTTTGGGGAAATGGAGGCGGGCGACAGCATCTTGTTTGGCGTGCGTAAGCAAGCTGAAAGCTGCAGAGTGGCTGCCCTTCGTTTCACACGAGTGCATCAGCCCAAATGGGTGTTCACGCTGCGCAAGGTGGACAATGGTTGGCGCTTGTGGAGAATCAGCTAATGGCCAAGAAAGACGTCTACAACGTTCCACCGGTTATGCCGGACAAAGCGCGCAAGCGCATGACCACAGAAGTGGCCCCGCTGCGTCAGCAGCGCAGGAAGCTCACGCCTAAGGAATGGACCTTTGTTACCGAGCTTGTGAGTGGCGATGGACGGGTGACCATGAAAGAGGCGGCTATTCGGGCCGGATACAAGGCCACCAGCGCTTCTGTGATGGCGTGGAAGCTTACCCACCCTGATATCAATCCGCACGTTGTAGCGGCCATTCAGGCCTATCGTGCTGAATTGGCTTCCAAGTACAACACGTCCTATGAGCGCCACATGCGCGATTTGCAGGTCATTCGCGATAAAGCTTTGGATGCCGGTGCATTTGCTGCAGCCGTCCAAGCAGAGTATCGTAGAGGCCAAGCCTTGGGAACGATCTATGTGGAGCGCAAAGAGATCCGCCATGGCACGATTGACAGCATGAGCAAGGAAGAGGTGCAGCGCAAGCTTGATGAGCTTAAAAAGCTGTATGGTGGCCCACCACCTACCGCCTTGATCGATGCGGACACCGGAGTGGTGATTGAAAGTGCAGCACGTGAAAAAGATCCTGAATTCGACGCGGGAGTGGAGCAGCCTCCACCTGACATCTTTGAGCGAGATTTGGGGGGATCAGATGACACCTGAAGCTAGGTTTTCGGCTAGGGTGAAAGCCGGCCTTGTCAACTGCAGCATTGAGCGCATTGAGAATCGCGTCAACCTTGGCATTCCTGACATGTTGGTGGGTGTCGGGGAATACTTTGTTTTGATGGAATTGAAAGTGGTGGCCAAGGGTTTAAAGGTTGGGCTGCGTCCCCATCAGATTGCCTTCATGACTCGGCATGCTGCCAAGGACAGGCCTTGCTTCATTCTTGTTCTTGACATGGGTAATACACTACGCCCCTCGACCATTCGTTTGTACCATGGGGGAGATGCTATGAAATTGGCTGCAGAGGGCATAAAGCTTGAGCCGCTGCGGCATTGGCCATCGCGTGGCATGCCTTGGGTGGAACTAGAGGAAACCCTAGGTTTAGTAAAATAAATGTAAAAAAGTGTTGCAAGGTACAAAAACTTTGCTATACTGGCGATGCCGGTGCCTGATCCGGTGCTTAGAAAGGATAGAGAAATGACTCAGTTGACGATTGATTTGAGCGAATCGGACGATGCAATGATTCGCTCGATTGCTCTTGATGCTGTTGCCAATGGTGAATACTATGGTGACGTAGATTATGCTTATGAGTGCGAATGGCGTTATTTTGAAGACGACCTTGCATACCAGAATTGATTAACCCAGAAAGGATAGAGAGATGAAAACATACAAAGTAGTTGCAGCAAGTACAAGCTATGTTTATTGCTTGGTTCAAGCAGAAGACGAGCAGCAAGCATGGGATAAGGCGCGTGAAATCGATGGTGGTGATTTTGATGACGCGGGGTATGGCAGTTGGATCATTGACAGCGTTGACGAGGTGACAAAATGAAAAATTTAAGCTTTGATGATGTGGCTTTTCTTGACGTTTATCAGCATGCCGTTGCTGTTGCTTCGCGTGCTGATGTAGTTCGCTTTTTATCTGCTGATCCGGACGAGCGCAGCAGTCGCGAATTTTGCGATTCGATGGACGATGTTTATTCGTCGATTGCTGATGCGCATGAGGTTTGGTTTTGCGCTTTGAAGCATGCCCGAACAAATAAGGGTATGACAGTTGGCAAGTTGTCGGCTGCGCTCGCTAATTTGCCGCGAGATTTGCCCGTTTTGATTTGGGATGCCGGCACCCGTTTGGGAATTGCGCATATTGACGATAGCTTTATTGAAGACGAATACCCGCGCCTTGAGTTGAACACCGACCGCGACGATTAAACAGAAAGGATAGAAAATGCCAATTTACAAATATGACGTGTGCTTTCCCAATTCCCAGAGCGTTGTTCGCACCTTCCCTTCCCTTGTTCGCGCTCGCGATTTTATGCGCGTGATGTCGGCCGATGATCTGCCTTTTTTGGTTATGCCATGGGATGAAAACAGCATGCCCTTAATTGTGCGACGCGTGAAAACCCCTAGAAAATATCACACACAAAAGGCCGTTAAAGTTGATATACTAGGCCCCTCACAACAGAAAGGATAGAGAGATGTTAAAAACAGTCAAAATCAGCGCCAATAGCAAAACCGGCCCAATAGCTGTTACTTATCGCAGCGGAGAGCATGAAACATATGGCACGTGCCCGACTAGCTGCAGCCTGCACCCCAAAAGTGAAACCGGCACATCACAAATAGACAGCGAATATCTACAGGCCGTTTTCGACAGCGTCCCGCGTGGTGGTCAAGCTTGGACATATTCGCATTTTGCGGCCGAGGCGCTCCCGCTCCCTCAGCCAAATAAAACAGTGATAAATGCGAGCTGTGACACAACGGCCGAAGCAGTGCGCGCCGTAGAATTAGGCCGTCCCGCTGTGTATGCTGCGCCCTTGGAATCGGCCGACCAGTGGCCACAAAAAATTCACAATGTGACGTTCGCGCGCTGCCCTGCAGAATTGGCCGACAATTTTAGTTGTCAGCAGTGCGGCGGCGGCCGGCCATTGTGCGCGCGTGGTGCGCGTGATTTTGTTGTTGTTTTTGTTGCTCATGGCACCGGAAAAAAGAAAGTCGGAAAAGATGAAGACGGCGGGTGTTATGCTGCAAGTGGACCGGTGGCGATACAGTGGCACAACACTAGAAAAAACGGCGCGAAAAATGATGCTGTAGCGCTTCGCGAATTTGTGCGCACTCTCCCGCATGGATCTTTTTTGCGCCACCATATCGCGGGCGATTGCGGCCTAGAATTGGGGGCCCCTTGATCATTGCAATAATTGTGATTTTTTGGGCGCTTTGGTGGTTACTTGATCAATTTGAAAAATAATTGTAAATAAATCGTACAAAGTGTAAAAAGTATGTATAATTCAAGCACCGGCACAAAAAACCGGTTTTATTAACTTAGAAAGGATAGATATGGCCCACATGATCGACACAACAACAGGCAATGCAGCAATAGCTTACTCAGGGTTAGCCCCTTGGCATAAGTTAGGGCAGCAATTGACAGCCGGCGCGACAATTCAAGAATGGACACAGCAAGCCGGTTTAGCTTATGACGTATTAGAAAGCCCCGTTTTATTTAACACACCGGCCACCAGTGCCCCGCAAGCTTGGCCGGATCGGAAAGTGTTACATCGTAGCGACACCGGCGCGCCCTTGGCTGTAGTTTCACAGGGTTATAACGTGGTGCAGCCCTCCGAAGTAATGGGGTTTTTTAGTAAATTGGTGGATCTTGGCGGGTTCACCATGGAAACCGCGGGCGCTCTCAGTTACGGCCGGAGGGTTTGGGCGCTTGCTAAAGTGAGCGAGGGGGCCGATATTGTCGAGGGTGACACAGTGCGCCCTTATGTTTTGCTTGGCACGTCATACGATGGAACCATGGCCACAATAGCCAAGTTCACCAGTGTTCGCGTGGTGTGCAATAACACCATCACAGCAGCGGTCAACAACAGCGAATCGCAAATCAGGGTTTTGCATTCTGAGCGATTCAATGCGGACGATGTCCGGCTGCAGCTTGGAATTGTGGCCAACCAGTGGGAGCGCTTTTTAGTGCAATCTCGCAAATTGGCGGGCGAGACAATGACGGGTGAACAGGCGGACGAATTTGTAACCGAATTATTGAAGCCCTATCACACCGGCAAAATTGAGATTAAAGACAGTCGCGCATTTAAGCGGATCATTGAATTATTCAATGGGCGCGCTATTGGTTCCGACATTCAGGGCGTGGCCGGCACAAGGTGGGCCGCATTAAATGCTGTCACTGAATTAGTTGATCATGAGCGCGGGCGCTCAGATAACACGCGCATGGAATCGGCTTGGTTTGGAACCGGTGCGGCGCTTAAAAATAGGGCTTTGGAATTGCTTTCCGCTTAACCAGTGCAATTAGCCGACCGCGCGGTTGGTTTTTCACTCTCGCGCGGTTGGTTTTTCGCATCTAGCGGTTGGTTAATGAAAACCCTATAAACTAGGCCCTCGGCCCCTCCCGCTCAACGCGTCAATCGTGGCGCTTGGGCCACGGCCCGCGCTCTGCGGGCCGTGGTTTTTGTTCTTTGGGCCGTGGCCCATGGCCCGCGGGACTAACGGCCCGCGGGGTTTTCCCCTCTGCTGCCGTCTTTTTTCTTTGATTTTTTCCCTTGTAAGGTGGTGGCGGGGGTGGGTGGGCCCGCTGATCTTTTTTTGTTTTATTTGTTGCAAAGTGCTGGCGCGGTGGTATACTGTGTGCTCAACTTAGAAAGGATAGAGAGATGAACTGTATTATTCGCATGAGACATGACCTTGCCCAAGAGGGTTATTCTGTTCCCGCGTCGCGGACCTTTAGCAATTACGACACGCTCGATGATGATCTGTATATCAGTGCGGAAGAATTGGAGGGCGCAACGTTTGGCGACGATCCCGCTGATCCCGATGACCATCCCTTTTGTTTTCTTCAATTGCGCGATGGCCGGTCCTTGTATTTCATAGGGGCTGATTTAGATTTCATTTATAAGTTAAAAATTGTGGAGGCAAAATGATTGACGATGCAGATATTCCCCGTTTGGCCGTGCACGTTTCCCGTTGTTGCGAATGGGATGGCGAAGACATTTGCGCCGTGTTCCTTGAAGCTTTGACCGATGCTAATTACCATACATTAAGAGAAATATTAGAAGAGATAATCAAAAAAGAATTTAAAGAATACGTGTACAAACCCAGTAAAACCGATGTATAATTCAACTGTCTAATCGGCCGATTAGATACAACCTTAGAAAGAAGAGAGAACGCAATGAGCAACCCAGTAACACCCTTCCGCAATAATCTGTTTGGTTCACGTGGCATGGACATCCAGTCAGCACTGGATTATTCAGAAATCATGATCAATACCTTGAGCGCCACGGATCAGGTAGCAGTCCGGACTGCATTTGGTGTTGTGATCAACACCATCGATAGCGCAGTGACCCAGTCCCAAGGCCCGAGCCCCGTAGAAGAAGCATTGTTTGCCATCATTGACAAACGTATTGCAGTTCTTCAGATCAATACCCAAGTGGAAATCAATGCATCCATTGACGACTGGATGGATAACAACCTGCGCGACAAGATGATGGACATCTTGGCCAACGACGACATCGATGATCAGATCAGTAACTGGATGTCAAATAACTTTGACGTTACCGATTACAACGTGGACGATGCAATTGAATCTTGGATGGACAACAACATAGATGAAAAGATTCAAGACGCAATAAGTAATATTGAATTTAGTGTTACTGTTAAATAATCCGTGATATAATCCATGCACTGGGTCACCCGATCCAGTGCAACTTAAACCCTAGAAAGAAGAGAGAACATCATGACTAAAGTCATCACAATTGATAGCAACCGTTACGTGTTACCAACTGAAATGTCCAACAAGGACATTCAAGCTCTGGCCGGTTTCCTGATCACTCTGACCAGAGTGGATTACGAGTGGATGTATGGCCAAGGCGATAGCCTTTACTTTCCAAACGAAGGCGCGAAAGTCAGCATAGACCAGTTGGATCTGGTCAGCAAAGAAGAAGCAAAGACCAGAGCGAACACGGCCCGCGAAGTTTATCAGGCCAAGAAGGATGAAGAAGAAAGGGCCAAGGCCGGTGACCTGATCGGCCTACACGTCAACCAGTAAGCGCTGGTCTAGGTTGTATGTACATACAACCTAGAAATCACAAACCCGAAGGCAGCAGACATGCTGCCTTTTTTATTGGCCAGTACTCTACCCTACAGGGTAGAGTATCACAGGGCCCATGGGCCCTGTAGCCCTAGCATACTATCCTTACGCGCGCCTTACGCTTCTCTCTTTTTTCTTATTTTTTCCCTTATAGGTGGTGGCGGGGGTGGGCGGGCCCGCTGTTACCTCTGTTGTCTATGTATAGGGATGACTTTAGTTAGAGGGGGAGGGCCATAAACAGCCCGTCAAGCGCAGCCGAAACCTTCGCCCTGTTTCTGCCAAATTTCAAACCTTTTTAAACTTGGCCTTCCCAAAAGACCCCCCTTGTTGTTTTAAATGCAATCAGGGGTTATATTTATGCAAATTTCAAAACGTGGCCCATGATCCCTACAAAACCCGACGATGTCCAAGAAGAACAGCTACGCCTAGAGCTACGCTTAAAACTCTTAGAGGCGCAGGAGCGTGCAACGTCAGACTTCCTGTCCTTTTGCCAGTACGTCTGGCCCGAGATGCTCGTTGGGGAACACCACAAACGAATCGCCAAAGCCCTTGATCGGGTAATAACCGGCGAGTGCAAACGCCTGATGATCGCGATGCCTCCCCGTCACGGCAAGTCCCAGCTTGGTAGTTATCTGTTCCCGGCGTATCTGATGGGTAGAAAACCTGACACCAAACTCATTGTGGGCTCCCATACTGCGGAGCTTGCTCAACGCTTCGGTAGGATGATCCGTAACCTTGTCGATGACGAGAAATACAAAGAGTTGTTCCCTAAGATGGCCCTGTCCGTGGACAGTAAGGCCGCCGGTCGGTGGAACACGGCCCAAGGCGGTGAAGCGTTCTTCATTGGTAAGGGCGGTGCGATGACGGGCCGTGGTGGTAATGTTGTCGTGCTGGATGATATTTTGGACGAGCAGGATGCTGTATCTGAAACTGCGATGGAGAACACGTGGGAGTGGTACACCTCTGGTCCTCGCCAGCGTCTGCAACCGGGTGGTGCAATCATTGTGATCAATACGCGTTGGAAGACAGACGATCTGTCTGGCCGTTTGCTCAAGCAGCAAGGCTATCTAAAGTCTGACCAGTGGGAGGTCTTGGAGTTCCCTGCCATCCTGCCGTCCGGAAAACCGCTCTGGCCTGACTACTGGAGCCTTGATGAGTTAGAAAAGGTCAAGGTATCTATTGGCCTGAAGAAGTGGAACGCCGAACGGTTCTGACATCAAAAAGTACACAGACAAGTTTGCAAAGCGAATCGATTTCTATGCAAAACTCCAATGGCTAATTGACGAGCAGTTTGCTCGCGCCCAAAAAGCTGCGCGCGATGCAGGCATGGTTGCAGGTGTTGTACACGACCTTGCAGTAGGGGTTCATCCTGAAGGTGCTGATGCTTGGGCATTGCATTCAGTTCTTGCACAAGGAATCAATGTTGGATGTCCTCCAGATTTGTTCAATCAACTTGGTCAAGATTGGTCACAACCGCCTTGGCGACCAGACGCTTTGGTCGATGCTGCATTCATTCCATTTCGCGACATGTTGCGAACAATTTTGCGACATTCTGGTGGCATTCGAGTAGATCATGCACTCGGCCTATTTCGTCTTTGGTGGATTCCACAAGATGGTGGTGCGAAAGATGGAACCTATGTTTGGTACGACCATGAAGCAATGGTTGGAATTCTTGCGCTAGAAGCTCAAAGAGTTGGCGCATTCGTGGTTGCTGAAGATCTTGGAACTTTAGAGCCATGGATTTTGGAATACTTGGTAGAGCGCGAGATCATGGGAACAAATATCGCGTGGTTTGAATACGATAAAGATGGCAATCCCAGGTCTCCAGAGGATTGGCGCGAGTTATCGATGGCGACCGTTTCGGTGCACGACATTCCACCAGCCGCCGGATTTATGGATGGCGAACACCTTCGTATTAAAGAAGATTTGAATTTGTTCACAACGGATTCAGCTCCGTTTTGGGCCGAACACCGGGCAAATATGGCCAAGTGGGAGTCCTTCTTGCGCACTTATGGATATGTGGATGAAACAGCATGGAGTCGTCCACTTTCAACGCAAACCAAAATTGAAGGAATGCATCGGGTATTAGCGCACACCAAAGCAAGATTGTTAGGTGTTTCGCTACCAGACATTGTTGGCGATGTCCGAGCTCAAAACCAACCTGGAACCGATCAGGAGTATCCAAACTGGCGAGTGCCTACCTGTTATGGAGATGGAACTCCATTGCTTTTGGAAGACTTCACTGAAAAACCAGCAACCGCAGAGTTGGCTAAGCGCATCTTTCAAGCGGTCACACATCGCCGTCATTGGTAA